TTAAGTAATGATAATAAGATGCCTTCCTGTGGAGACTGTAATAAGTTGAAGGGGAGCATGGATATAGAGGAGTTTAGTAGGGCCTTGAATGGTCTTATCTTCTATGAGCATGTAAAACATAAGGAGAGCATATCGTATCTCAAGAAGGTTAAGCTAAATGTAGAATCAATAATTAATAATAGAAAGAAATGACAGATAAAGAAAAAGTAAAAATACTATCTCATTGCTTTGATGAAGTAATATGGATGGCTATAAGATATGCTGATGGTAGACATACATTCGCCCCTTCAACAGTAAGAGATGCTATAAGAGATTATCAAAAGGTAAATCCAGAATGGAAACTTAGACATGACAGAACAATAGAAAAACCTAGTGATGATATGATTGGGGGAGTGTCCTTTGAATCAGATTACCTATGGGATTTGTTTCATAAAGCAAATGAGTAAGTTGTTATAAATAACAATTAATAAATATAAAATGACACCAAAAGAAAAATCTAAAGAGCTAATGGATATTTATTATAACCTATTCAGCGTGACTCTAGAGAATAGTATATGTGAGTACGAAGCATCTAGATGTGCTTTATTAGATGTGGAAAATACAATAGAGGCTCTCAAGTTTCATAGCTGGCAGAATAGGAATGAAATAGAATACTATGAAGAAGTTAAACAAGAATTAAAGAAATATGAGTAATATATTATACGACATGATACTAATGGAGGCTGATAAGATTAGCTTCTATAAACAAAAAGACCTGGAGCTATACTACAAGGATAAGTATGGTAACATAGTTCCATTGGCGCACCCTTACGATGATAACGTACAGGAAGTACTTAAACAACTTCTTAAAAGAAAGCGTATGAGATACTTTCTTACCTTTGCCGAAGGATTAGATTTAATAAATGAACTTAGTAAGTCAACTAATAGGCTACTTACCTTCTTCGCTCAGAACATGGGTTATGATAATAAGTTGAAGGAATGGTCTGTTAGAGATTTACATGGAGCTTTAGGTACAGACATGAAGTTCTTAATTAAGTCACTTAGAACGCTATGTGAGAAAGATATTATTAGATTTGTAGTCGTAAAAAATAAAAGAACATACATGGTTAATCCAGTTTACTTTTACAGGGGGTCTATAAAGAGTCTATTTATAACAACTCAAAAATATGAAAAAGAATTTCCACAAAGGGGATTCGATCTAAAAGAAATAAAATGAATTTAATAAAACACTCAAAGAATGTTCACGAATTAAAGGTAGAAGGGCCTGAATTTAGGATGGCGATGTTATCAGATTTACATTGGGATAATCCTAAATGTGATTGGGGTTTATTAAAAAAAGACTTAGATTATTGCGTATCAGAAAATATCCCCATAATGGTTAATGGGGATTTCTTTTGTTTAATGCAGGGTAAAGGGGATCGTAGAGGTAATAAATCAGATATACGCCCAGAACATAATAACGCTAAATATTTAGATAGCGTGGTAGAGACAGCTGTTGAATGGTTTACCCCTTACGCCCACTTATTGACTGTCATTGGTTATGGTAATCATTGTACCGCTATAATTAAGTGGCAGGAGACAGATATACTACAGAGATTTGTTGACTTACTTAACTACAAGTGTAATAGTAATGTTTATACAGGTGGATATGGTGGATGGTTTGTGGTTAACTCAGAATTTAGAAGTAACACAAAAGCTACTACTAAAATTAAATACTTTCATGGCTCAGGAGGTGGTGGTATAGTTACTAAGGGAGCATTGAACTTAACTAGGGCTTTAGAGATGTATGAAGGGTTTGATGTATTTACTATGGGCCACATTCATGAGAATAGCTGTCGTAATGACGTAAGAGACGTGATAGATCATAATGCTAATAAAGGATATAGTAATGGTTTAAAGGATATTCATCTTATGCTTACTGGCACGTATAAGGAGGAGTATGAAGATGGAAGCAAGGGATGGCATGTTGAGAGAGGTGCGCCACCTAAGCCTGTTGGAGGTAGAATACTTACCATAAGTTACAGAAGAGATAGAAAAGGAGATATAGATAGAACATTAAAACAGATTGATAGTACTAAATTTCCGCTATGAGAATAAATGCACAAATAGAAGAAATGTGTGGTGTAGTAGAGATGTATCTCTTCGTAAAGAAGCAGGTTACTGTTAGAATTGTATTTAATGATAAGGAGAAGGAGGAACATCATATACAACTGTTACACCAGGCGTATGATGTAGCTGTAAACTTTTTCACATTTGGTAGATAATTTCATTTAAAATATTTTTATATCTTTGACAAAAATTGATTATGAAAGATAAATATTGGGCTTCTAATCCAGATAAAAATGGAAGCTACGTGGATAAAGGAAGAGTAGAGGGGAGACCTGCTGCTGCTCCTACTTTAAAAGATGAAGCTCCTACATCAAAGGTAGCTTTCAAATTAATGTACAAGAATACTAAAGATAAAAAATACTGCGACTAATGAAAAGAAATGCGTTAAAAAAAGCTATGATGTCAGAATATATGGGATCAGAAGCTGAAGAAAAGTACTCTTCTAAAAAAGACAAAACTAAACACGAGAAAGGTGAGTCCAAGAAAGAAGAAAAAAAAGAAAAGTTTATGTCTAAATTTAAAAAGAAAAAATAATAATTTAAAATAAAATAATATGTTACAGCCTAAAAAAAAATTAAAAGCAGTTAATTGGGATGCTACTAGATTTAGCATGGAAAATCGTTCTAAGACAAATGGACCTGGTGAACCAGGTAATGTTCCAGGCACTAATGCTACTAAACCAGCAGGTCCAAATGCTCCAGGGAAAATAGGAACTTTAATTAATAAAGCGAAAGAAAAAGCAACTTCACTTTATAATAAAAGTACTGGAAGAAAAGTATCTAGCGTTTCAAAAGAATTTGATGGTAAAGAAGTTCAAGGTAAGCGTGTTGAAAAAGAAAGAAAAATAGGATATGGTCCTATCGTTCAAAAAGGAAAAACGGTAAAAGAAGTATATAAAGTTCCTGGAGCAGGTAAACACATTGAAAAAACTAGATACAATACTTCTGGAGATGTGGTATCAAAAAAAGTAAAAGATGTTGGAGTTAATCCTTCAAGCTTTAAAACTATGAAAATAGAAAAAGCTGAAAAGAAAATTAAAAGACTTAAAGGATAACATCTTAAAAATAAATCATAGATAATGTACAACTCTGGCATAGATCCTAAACTTATTCAGAAAGCGTATGCTAAATACGAAAAGATGAAGAAGAATAAGAAGAAGTCTGATAAAGGTTATTATCCTTCTGATAAGATAGCAGATAAGCAATTTGATGCTACAACCAGAGATAAGGGATATTAATACGCCCCCTTGTGATGAGATAGTCATAAGCCTAAGCCCACTAAATAAGGTGGGCTTTTCTTTTGTCACTAATATTTACTAAATTTGTGACATGAGTAAAAAAAATAAAGAGGTACTCGAAATTCGCACAGAGGAATGGAAACCTTCACATGCTGAATTTGATTATCCACAATCATTTGTTAATTGGATAGATTCAATTAATAGCGGATGGCAGAATAAGATTTATCACGAGCCATTTGAAATCTACTGTAGGCAAGCAGACCTATGGCTTCAAGATTATTCCGACATACTAGATTACGACACAGAAGATGACCAGATAGAGTGGCTTCTAAGAGAGATACAGAGATGTAAGGATAATACCTTATACTTCTGTAATAAGTACGGATATATCAAAGAAGATAGGTCTGAGAATGGTATGCTTTCATATCAAGCCTGGGATGCTCAGAAAGTATTATTATTCTTATTCGACTGTGGTTATTCGCTCATGATCGGTAAGGCCCGACAGATTGGTTTTACCACTACCATGTGTCTAGCAGGAATGAAGCGTGTGAACTTCAACAAATCATACTTCATTAAGTTCGTTACTCACTCTAAAGACAAGGGTGTGGAAATATTTAGGGATAAAGTTAAGTGGACATACACTAAGCTACCTGATGTAATAGCTCAAGAGGTTAAGAACTGGACAGACCAGGTAATGTCATTCGATAAGAAAGGAGACAAGAAAGGTAGGGAAGATGGTGGTGCATCACGCTTCCAGGTAGATACTCCAGCTGTAGATGCTATCAATGGTGGATCTCCATCAGCTGTATTCATTGATGAGATTGGTTTATTTGAGATATTTGGTGAGATGATGAGGGAAGGTAGGCCAGCCTTATTTAAGTATAATCCTGACACTAAGAAGATGACTATGCAGCAACAGTTCTTAGCCTGGGGTACAGGGGGTGAGATGGATAAAGGAGGTTCTGTATTTGAATCTGAATTTAAGATGTGTCTTAAACAATGGAAAGAAAAAAACTATGACTATGGTATTATACCTCTATTCTTTAATGCTTACGCAAGGCGAGGCGTTAATGATGCTCACATTAATAATGAGAGAAAGGCTTATTTGGCACTAGAAGGAACGAAGAAGGGCGAAGTAGCTAAGGTTCAGTTCCATCAGCATTATCCTATCACAATAGATGACATGTTCCTACGTAAATCACGTACTTTAGTACCTATTCACACCTGTAATCAGCGATTAAATGACATTTATGGTATGGACAAGCCACTAGATTACGGATTCTTTGAGCCTATACTAGATTTTAGTAGGCCAACACCTGATTTATTGACTGAATATAAGATTATAGGAGCTAAATGGGTGTCAACAGGCTCTAGGGAAGATGTATCTACCTCAGCTGTAATCATTCATCACCCACCAACAGGGGAGAAATGGAAGAATAGGTGGTATCAAGGTACTGACCCCATCAACTCAGAGACAGGACACTCCATGATGTGTAGTGCTATATGGGATTCATTAACTAATTCTGTGTCATCTGTGGTATTTCATAGGGATAGAAAGTTCAAACAGACGTATCTACAGGTGTTATTACAAAGTTTATACTACGATCAGATAGGAAGAGGTGGTATTAAGGAGCTAGTAGAGAATAACATAGGGGATATGCATGTGGATTTTCAAGAAATACATGGATTTAAGAGTAAATTTACTGCTAACGCTCAGCTTCCAGAGTATTTTCATACACATGGAGGGAAATGGTTTGGTATATCAAATAAGGCTAATACAGCACCTAGGATTATCGCTAAGTTGGAGGAGTTGTTAGAGGCTTACATGTATAACATAGATATTCCTTGGTTCTGGGAACAATTAAAAACTTTTGTGGAGAAAGATTTAAAGAGTACCACTAGCCACAGACAGACGAGGTATCAGGCAGCTGATCCTAGGTATGATTATGATGATAGCATCTTTGCTATAACCTTTGCGTATATAAATAGTATTGCTCACGCTAGATATGAGCCAGAGAATGTGAAAGCAGAAGGTGGACTACCTAATGTGGAGATACGATTTGTCCAGACGAAGGAAACAAATTATAGACTAAAGAAAGCAAGAGTTGATAAGAACACAGGTAAGATATTAAAAATACTTGATTAGAATTTATCGTATATTTGTAGAAATTTTAAATTAAATAAAATGCCAGTAGGATTATCAGTTTTAGACATAGAGACAAATGAGATAGGATCTCTTTCTACAGGAGATGTAAAAATATTAGATCCTTTAAAAGTAGATGAAATAAATGCAAATTTAGGATTTGAAATTCCTATTCTTTTTCCTACTTTAAATAGAAAAAACATTTCTTTAAACGGAATGATTATTCCAGAAAATACATTAAATAATACTAGTAATGAATTTATCATAGGATATGGCGCAGGAGACTCTATGCCTCCAGCTCCAAATTTTGAAAATGCATTTATTGGTCCATTCTCAGGAAATAATTTATCAATAGGACAAGAAAATACATTTTTAGGATTTTCTGCGTGTAGTGGAATGTCAAATGGATCTAATAATGTTGTCTTAGGAGCAAATGCAGGTGCTTTTGGCGCTCAACAAATTGGTGATTCTATATTGATTGGTAGAAGATGTGCTGATTTTTTAGACTCTGGAGTAGGAAATATAATTATAGGTACAAAAGATGATAATTATGGACCTAATTACCCTATTTCAGTATGGGGAACTTTCAATGGAGATAACAATATAATGATTGGAAAAAATGTTAGACCTTCTAATTTTAGCGGTGTTAACAATGAAATAACTCTTGGTAACTCTTCTCATACAGTATTAAGATGTAACGTTACTACAATAACTTCTTTGTCTGATGAACGTGATAAAAAAGAAATAGAAACATTACCAGTAGGTTTAGAGTTTGTAGAAAAATTAAAGCCTGTTAAATTTGTTTGGAACGATAGAGAAGATGAAAACAAAAGAGATATAGTTGATTTTGGTTTTATTGCTCAAGATTTAAAAGCAACTCAAGAAGAAGAAAATGCTAGCTTTTTAAATTTAGTTTATGATGAAAATCCAGATAAACTAGAAGCATCTTACGGAAAGCTATTACCTATATTAGTTAAAGCAATCCAGGAACTATCAGAAGAAGTTAAACAATTAAAAAATAAATAAAATGCCAATACAACAATTATCAACTTATAGAAAAGGTGGTTCAGTTTTAGAAAGAAACGAACAATTAATAGTAACAGATATTGCTAATATCATAGCAGCTGTTAACGAAGGAGGAACAGGAGAGGTAATAGGAACTAGTATATGGGCTAATGGCTTTAGAGTTGTTGGTTGTATAGGAGAGAATATATTACTTCCTGAGAACTCTAACTTAGAATATACAGGACCTTTGTCAATCTGTGTAGGATATAGTATCACAGTACCTGTAGGTACAACTTTAACAATTGTTTAATAATTAAAAATTAAATAAAATGAGTCAATTAGATGTAAACGTAATAGCTCCGTTAGGATATACAGGGCCTAATTTACCAGGTAATAATAACTTTGTTCAAGTGGTAGATAATGCTGGAGATACTATACTAAAGTTACCTGGAAACGGTAATAACGCTATAGGTAAAGATGCTTTAAATTCTTTAACATCTGGAGTAAACAATATTGCAATAGGTGAAGATGCTTTAAAAACAACAACATCTACAAATAGAGTTATAGCTATTGGAGCAGGAGCATTAGAGAACTCTGCTGGTTCTTTGAACTCAGTAGCTATAGGATATAGAGCTATGAGAGCTGGAGGTGGTTCTTCAAATATTGCCATAGGCTATCAAACTTTATTTAATGGTGTAGGTATATCAAATGTAGCAGTAGGTAAAGATGCTTTAGTATCAAGTACTTCAGCTTCTAGTAATACAGCTTTAGGTACAGAGGCTGGTAAAGCTGTTACTACAGGAGGTGGAAATGTTTTAGTCGGTAATCTTTGTCCT